CCATTACGGAAGGTCGACCTCAGTCGATGCAGGTCATCGTTACCGGGGAGTGTACGACTGCCGGTGGCGCTCTTGGTGATGCCGTAGAGTGCATTATCACGGTGCAGGATTCCGACACTTCAGGGTCGGGTTTTGCCTCGTTCAAGACTTTCACTGCTTCGCTGGTTGTCGATGCCAACAACGGTGCTCACCAATATTCGGTGATGTTGCCTGTCAAGTTGTTGGCTGCTAACCAGTTTGTTCTCGCTACTGTCATCGTTCAAATGGCGGCAGGGGCGACGGGCACTTTGTCTAGTTCTGTAGCGGGATGTGAGTTGCAGGTGGGCGGATTCAGCCTCAATGCTCCTCAGCCTGAGTACGACACGGCAGGGTACTTCGAGTTTATCGTATAGAGGTGAGTTATGCGTAAGCGTATTAAGTTTATAAAGCCTTACAATCACTATTTCCAAGGTGACATAGCGGGTTTCCGCGACAGGCTTGCAGACAACTTAGTGCGCAAAGGGATCGCCGTCCCCTACGTAGACGCCGAAACTCCCGTAGCAGTCCCGGCCTCGGTGGAATCTCCACCAGAGCCTGCCGCCGAGGTCGAGGACACTACGGAGAAAGATTTGCTAGATATGAAGCACCGAGAACTCAAGGCGATAGCGGAAGAGCTTGGTATTTCTACAAGTGGGTCCAAGGCCAAGCTCGTTGGTAGGATCGTTGAGGCTATGCAGGATGCGGAATGAGTCTGACGCTTGGTATCGACGACTACACAAGCTTGCCTGCGGTCAAAGAGGTCTTAGACATCTCCGTTAGATCGCATGACGACACTCTCGTCCGCATGATTCGGACTGCTTCTCGCCACATCGACAAATTCTGTAACCGCAGTTTCTACTATGATGCTGCTGCCATAGAGACTTTCCGGGGCTACGATAACGCCACGGTGTCTTTGAGCCGCACCCCGGTTATCTCGATTACGGAGATTTTCGACATCATTCTAGACCAAGAGGTCGACTCGGACGGATACTCTTTAGAGGATGCGGACACGGGGATTATCTACAACACGTACACCTTTGCGTTCTCGGGTTTTGTCAATCGCGGGATTTCCCAGGATCGGCAGTACACGACAGCCCGGAAAAGGTATCGTATTACCTATGAGGGCGGGTACAACACCCCTGAACAGACAACAGGTCCATACGGTCTCCCTGCTGACGTCGAGCAGGCTGCTATCATTCTGACTACCAATCTGTTTAGAAACCGCACCAGGAACCCTCAGATTAAGCGAGAGCACGTCCTAGAGGCTGCGGTGTGGTACCAGGACCAGGGATTTAAGTCTTTGATAGAAGAACTACTCGATCCGTACATTTATTTGCCGGGGTCGTAGTGGACATCACCCATACGCATACTCATACAGCCACTGTCCAGTCTGTGGCGTCCCGCGACGTTAGTGGGGATCCTGTTTACGACGTGAAGCGGACGTTCAAGTGTCGGGTGGAGTACTCTTTGTGGTCGAAGGATCTTTTCGTCTCTCGCGAGTTGGATGACTACGATCGTATCTCGACCATCACTCGCATTACGACTTCTGACAGGATTTGGCTTCCTGATACGGATACTTCGGATACGGAATTTGCCCGGACTGTTCACAGGGTAGATAGGGTCGAGGATTTGGCGGGAGACCTCGTCCACTACGTGGTGAGGTTGTAATGGCGAATAGTAGGGTAACGCCTTTGACAATCGAAGGCGATAAAATAATGGCGGCTCGCCTCGTGAAATTGCGCCATATGGTTGAGAACGAGACGGAACGTGTGATGGTCGAGACTGCCGCAGACATTATTGAATTGTCCAAAACTCGGGTTCCTGTAGACACAGGGTTTCTTTATCGATCTGCCTTTATCAATCGGCCAACGAAGAGATCGGGACGTTCTGATGTAGTTTTTGGGTATCATGCTTTTTATGCTGGTCTCGTACATGAGACGTATGCAGGCAGTAAAGGCCAAGCTAAGTATCTCCAATCTGCCGTAGACGAGATCGCTCCTGACCTGCCAAGCCGTGTTGTTCGCGGATTGAAGAAAGGCATGGTGGGGCGCAAGAATCTAAAAGGCTTTAGGATGGGGCTGAAAGGTGGCTGACGAACCCGCAGTTGCAGTCGCAACAGAGTTGCAAAGTGCGGGTGTCGCTACCATGGGCTCCGACTTGTACACATCTTTTGTTCGGGAACCTACGGAAGGAATCCCGGTGAAGTCTCTTTTTGTGTTTGCTTCTGACGGATTTTTACCCTCGCCCTATATGCGAGGCATTACGAATCGTGTATCCTTTCAGAGAATTTTTGTGGAAGTGTATGCCAGGAGCGAATTCTATGAATTCGAAATCGGCAGGGCTTTTGCGAAAAGTGCCTATCGGGCTTTGCATCTAGCTCGGTTACCGGACTATGTCTGGTGTAAGGCTTTACGGAGTGAACCTAGATACATCGGGCAAGACAAGCGAGAAAACCATGAATGGAATTTTCGTTTGGAGTTGGGAATCAAAGAGACGTACTAACAGGAGATAAGCATGGCATTGGCAGGACATGAATTAGAAGTATACGCGAAGTCGAGCACTTTCGGGACGGCAGCACCGACTGCTCCTGCGGATTATGTGGGACCGCCTAATCTGTGTATCGACGGTATCAACGACGTTTCTTTTGGACCTACCAGAGAGCAGTTGGACATGACTGATTTCTGTTCTACTACGGGGTCGAGAGAGCGTTTCATGGGCCTCAAAGACGGTACCATCTCACTTTCTGGTGACTACGAATCTGCGGATTTGGGTTGGCAGGAGATCGAGACGGCTTTCAACGGTGCATCCAACGCTACGTGCTGGATTGCTTTTGTTTGGGATGGCGCAGCAGGACACCATGTTGAGTGTGTTGTTGCATCGTTCGAAATTTCAGCTTCTGTGGACGGCAAGGTGGAGATTTCCATCGAAGCCAATTTCACGAATGCACCGGCGGCTATTTCTGGATTCTAATCATCACGGAGGATCGAGATGCCTATTGCTGGGTATAATTGCGAGATCAACATCACGGGCACCTCGACACCGATGACTGGCGAAGCTTGTACGTTGGAAACAACGACGGTCTTCCAGATCACAGATGGTGCCAAGGAAATTTTCGACCCTTTCACCACCTTCGTCGTAGAGGACGGGGGTGTTCCGGTGGCTCCTGCGGGGTATACGATCGACTATTTGTTCGGTCGGATTACCTTTGCTATAGCTCCCGGCGGGGCGGTGACAGTCGATGGGGCGTATTTGCCTCGGTTGGCTGTGGCGGACGCCAGCGACTTCTCTTTTACGTTGAGTCGAGAGCAGTTGGACATGACGACGTTCTCTCTCACCGATGCGTACAGGAAGAGGTTCATGGGTCTATTGGATGCCGAAGGCAGCATGAATAATCTCAACCTGCTCGCCACCTATGGTGGGGAGACGTTCCTTGAGATTCTCAATGATTCCTCGAGCGGTCCTGGGCGTCCCGTTGTTATTGATATCAATATGGGAGGGGTGAAGAGGTTTAGATCCTTTGCACTTCTCACTGCGGAGACGGACTCCGCTTCAGTAGACAGTCGGATCGAAACAGAGGTGTCTTGGAGCCTAGCATCCCAAAACGACCTCGCTTATTTTGGGTTCGACACATTACCCTAGCGAGGCAACAGTATGGCAGGAAAGAATGGCGTGGGATCTTTGCGTTCGATTACAGTCGGAGCGAAGGTCGAGCACCGTACAGAGACGGTGGAATTACAGGGTTTGGAGTTTGAGGTTCGATCCCCTACGGTTGTCTAGCGGTCGTCCACCTTACCCACGATCCTACTAGTGGGGATAAGGTTTTCTCGACGATGGACATTCCTGTTATGTTGGAAGCTCCTACGGGCAGCTACGTAGACGTTTTGGGCGCTGTAGCAGAGGCGTTGATTAACGTCGACACGGAAGACACGGCAAAAAACTAACTAACGACGGGGAAATGCAACTCAAGTACCACATTGCCGAGACAATCGGGATTATGGTTTCAGAGCTTGAGGACAAGATGCCCGTCGAAGAGTTTTTCGGTTGGGGTGCTTGGTTTAAGTACAAGTCTGACGAGGAGCGAAAGGCAGTTAAGAAGGCCAAGCAAGGTAGCAAAGGCAAGCGCGGGAGGAGATAGCCATGGCACTCAATCTTGGATCAGTTCGGCTAGATCTCGTAGCCAACACCTCCCGATTTGTTCGCGGCATGACCATGGCTCAGCAGTCTCTCAAGAAGACTGGTGTTGCAGCTAAGAACCAAGAGAAAATCATCAAAGACCTCACAGCGGCAGAAGGTAAAGCTGCAAGGCAGTATCAGGAGATTTCCGCTCGTCGAAGAACTTTGATAAATGATGAGAAAGCGAGGCTCAAGGCTTTATCTGCCGTGGAGAAAGAAGCCTCTAAAGATAGGGTGGAGGCTCAAAAACGCATCACAGCAGCGCAACAGAGGGGGCAGCGAGCAGCTAAAAAGTATGCTGATGTCCAAAAGGGCTTGGTTCTTTTCAATATAAAAGCTGGGAAGAGGGCCAACAAGGAGTTGAAAGCCTCGGTAAAGGCTTTGGGGAAGGAAGAGAAGATACTAATCCAGATAGAGAAGAAACTTGGACGAGCCC